AAGCAGCGCAGCCTAGTACTCCGTATTCATTGTTTGAAGGTTGAAACTGATGATTAATAGGGGTGCCGCCAGCCTTGTTTTTCGTTCTGAAAGTAGTGACTGCAGCAGTATCGTTTAGAGGACCTAGAAAGTTTGGCGCTATCCAGCCGGTGATTGGATCCCAGCCGCCGACTCCTGGATCACTATATTGATTTCCGTTAACGTCTCCTACTTCATGGCCGATATGATGATTTCCCCCACCACCGCCAGCGCCACCGCTTAAGGATCCTACAGCGAATTGGCCAATTCCAGCCTTTGTCCTAGCAAGCTTTTCAACCGTCATACTCTTCGAGCGCATACCATAAAGATAATCAGCAAGTTGCGGTGCAACTTTCCCAAGTTCAACAGTCACTTCAAGCGTCTGCTCTTTGCTGTCGGCGTAATACTCTATAGTGTCAACGCGATAATCGCCGTCAACATTCTCATTTGGAAAAGTAGCGTGCACGCTGTCGCCGGGAAGAATCGGTGTAGTACCATAATCAAGGATTGTGCTTTTGACTGTTAGAGACTCCGCTGGATCCTTATAGTACGCCAGCAAGCTTTTGGCGCGTAGATCACATTCAGCATCACTAACGAGCTCTTCATCAGTTTCTGCGAGCTCACGCAGTTCATCCCCGGCAACTTGCTCAACCGCTGAGTATCTGCCCTTGTCAAAGAAAAGCTTGTCAATATTGAGAGCAACCCAGCCGGTGACGTCGACGGGGCCGCAGACACCTGAGCCGGCGAACTCTATGTAGTTTATGTTTCTCCAGTCTGGATTGCCAACAGCAATCCAGTAAGCTTCAGTGCTGCTCTGTGTCTCGTAGGGTTTGCCAAGCCTATCTGTCATGTATGACCAGCGTTGGTCTTGCTGATCAGCCTCGGCAATCGTGTACATCTTCTCAAAATAGTTGCTAGCATCAGTCATCAATCGAACATAGAAGTAATAGAACCAATAGTTTCCGCCGATACATTGTCCAGTCTTGCGGACAGCGTAGTTTAGCTGCTGAAAACCGTTATGGCCCCCGCAGTCAACACTCAAGGGCAAGGCAAGTCTCATTCGGCAAACAGGAGTTGGCCAAGCAGCAACGCCTTGAACATATACGCTGTAGCTTCCGAAAACCTTGTTAGTTCCATCTGCGCTTAATGTCTCACCTGGATCCGCTGTCCAGCCGCTAGTTCCTTCAGTCCACAAATCCATGCTTACAGGATAGACTTTCTCTGCAGCGCCGAAAACGTATATTTTGTTGCGCACCCGGGAAATGCCTTTTTTGTAGCCCGTGACCTCTGGAACATTTACAAGCGATATGCTTGCGGCTTTGCTGTTCAACGGGAAAAACTCGAACTTCCCATCAGGTGCTACGCGAAAATCAAAGCCGATTGCACCGGCAAGATCAGCGGTTTCAGCGATGTATTTGAGAATATCCCAAAGTTCCGTGTTGTCATAGTCAAGTAATACATAGGTTGTGCTTGTGTTCTCAACAAGCTCGACTCCGGCTCTGGTGTGGCTGAGGCCTGCGAAATTATCCATCAAATCTTTGATTATTGCTTCGGCCTTCTGATTCGTGTACGTTCTGCTTACGACCCTGCTGAAGAGCCGTTCACCCCAGCAGCGGCCCGTCACCTTAAGATAATGTTCATCAACCGAGGGCTCATCATACTCGATGTCCTCAGCCTTAAGGGTGATAATCTGAGGTACATTCGCTCCTCTGCCAATGTAGATGCTGCCGTTAGACCCTACAGTTATCGGGGTGGATCCGCGTGGACTGTATTTTTTATCCCAATTCTGAAGGGTTAACTCGAAGCTGCTGACTTCTTTCGTGCAGCCAAGATGTACTCTGGTGTCGATGATGTCCGCTTGAGGGGGTGTAACAGTGCCTAAAACTACAGCTGCCTGAGGAATTCCGACGCTGCCGCTGCTCATTCAACACCACGTCGGAGCATGTTTTGTTCTTGAGCACGTTGAATATTCTTAGTCGCGGTGGGAATTTTGCTTGCTGCCGCATTGTAGTTGTTAACGCTTGCAGTGGCATTATTCATTTGACTAGCAAAAATCGATACTGCAGCCGCAGCAGCGATTATGACGGCGATTCCAACCCCGGTCAAAGCCAAGAACGTTGCATGACTAATGTTCAAAGCGTTTTCTGTTGCAGTTGCAATCTGACATGCAGTAGCATAGATGTTGTGGGCAACTGCTGAAAGGCTGATGGCGCCTGCAGTAGCCGTTTCCGTAGTGCCTTCAATCGCAACAGCAGCCGTCTGGCCCGTAGTCATCATTGAAAGAAAGCTATACATTCGAGCTGCAGTGGCCACAAGCGTTATCATAACCGTTATCGTGCGCATCCATTTTGCTGTTTCCTTGTCGACAAGCCCGAAATCACTAGCAAGCATCGTGACCTCCGTACCCATCATCCCGAAGCTTCTGATCCCGCCTGCAATCGAACGCAAACTCACTTCGCACACTTCAACATGCATCCCCATATCCATGAAGCCTTCTCCAGCAGCACGAACATCTGCGCCCATTTCTGTTGCGGCAACTCCAACCTCGTCAAAGCTTTCCTGAATAGACGTAGTATCAACGGGTGGCAAAGCTGGAACTTCAACTGGCGCAAAACTGATCACAGTCGGCGAAGCTTCAACCTGAGCCTTGACTGCTGCAGCGTCTTCAGCAACTTTGCCAATTTCAGGAGAAGCTAAATTCTCCATCTTAAGAACCAAAGGTGAATCTGAAACGGCTGCAGACATGCGCGCAGCGTCGCCGGCTATGGCTTCAAACTCAGGCGTAACCTCATTAACCGCCTTGATAGTAACACCGATTTCGCCAACACTGCTCACAAAAACCGAAACTCCTCTAGATCTCCTTCAGACAAGCGCGCTATGCACACTGATTCAGGAATGAAGGGTCAAAAAAGAAAAAAGAAAAGAGGAGTTATGAGGTTTGTTCTGGTTTACCTGTGTTTCCAGATCTGGACATGGACATAGCTCCAGTCTGTCGTTCCCCTGTAAAGTGTGATGCTGTTAGGCGAGGAGTCAACCCAAGCCAACCCAGACTCCGTATTCGAAAGCATGTTTCCGTTCGCATCCGTCTTGACGAGCCAAAAATCCCAGCTGCCAGCGCCAAAAGAATTTGTCATTCCTGCTAGTGCGTATCCTCCGTCGCCAGTCTGAACCACGGAATACGCCTCATCGCCTGGTCCTCCGCAGGTCTTGTTCCAAAGCATGTCACCACTCGCATCTGTCTTCACCAGCCAAAAATCATGGATGTTAGTGCCGTATCCTGTTAGTGCGTATCCTCCGTCGTCAGTCTGAACCACGGAATACGCCTTATCATCGCTTGTTCCTCCGTAGGTCTTGTTCCAAAGCATGTTACCAGAAGCATCCGTCTTGACCAGCCAAAAATCACCGTTGCCAGTGCCAAAATAAGTTGTGCCTCCTACTAGTGCGTATCCTCCGTCGTCAGTCTGAATCACGGAATGCGCCTCACCACCTGTTCCTCCTCCGTAGGTCTTGTTCCAAAGCATGTTACCAGAAGCATCCGTTTTGACCAGCCAAAAATCACCCCTGCCAGCGCCAGAAGAATTTGTGTATCCTGCTAGTGCGTATCCTCCGTCAACAGTCTGAACCATGGACCACGCCCAATCATAGCCTGTTCCTCCGTACGTCTTGTTCCAAAGCATGTTTCCGTTCGCATCCGTCTTGACCAACCAGAAATCAAAGTTGCCAGCACCAAGAGAACTTGTCTCGCCAGCTAGTGCGTATCCTCCGTCAACAGTCTGAACCACGGAATACGCCTCATCATAGCCTGTTCCTCCGTACGTCTTGTTCCAAAGCATGTTTCCACCCGCATCCGTTTTGACCAGCCAAGTATCCAAGCCGCCAGCGCCGAAAGACCATGTCCAGCCTGCTAGTGCGTATCCTCCATCGCCAGTCTGAACCACCGAGTACGCGTCATCATCATATGTTCCTCCGTAGGTCTTGTTCCAAAGCATTTTTCCGTTCGCATCCGTCTTAACGAGCCAAAAATCCCACCAGCCAGCCCCAAAAGAATTCGTCCAGCCTGCTAGTGCGTATCCTCCGTTAACAGTCTGAACCATGGAATTCGCAAAATCGCTGCCTGTTCCTCCGTAGGTCATGTTCCATCCTAGTAAGTCGCGCTTTCGTGCATCTACAATGATGTCTGCGCCGCTTAAGTTCAAATTGTGAACTATGGTGTAGTTTTCTCCGGTTTGCCCTGTCAAGTCCAACCATCCGCTGTCGTAGAGTTTACTTGCCTTTTCTAAGGGGGTGCCTGTTGCTCCGAACGCGTCGAGCACGCTCACCACGTCTCCCATGTTTATCGCCCCGTTGTCATCCGTGTCAAGCCAAGGATCGTAGGGCGGCTTTGTCCCGCTGCTGCCGCTTCTTAATGGTAAGACCGAGAACACCACCACAGTCAAAGCCAAAGTCTTCAAAACCATAAGCATGAAATGTCTCTTCAGAATCATGTTATCACCTCCCCTCCGACCAAGAATGATTCAACCAATTATTAGTGCAACAGCCTACTATACTTTGTGAAACAAAGTTCTACCCAGCACTCTTGGCGATGTGGAAAACGCGCTAATCTGCAGAAGCCTCCTCAGTAGCCCGCTGCAGCGCAACAGCAACGATTGACAGAAAATTCATGACGTTCTCGCTGAGGGCTCTCGTTAGGAAATATCGTGCCTGGACATGTCGGGTTCCAAACTCTTGAAACAATGCGTATGGCACCATACACGCGACTTTCACGACCCACTTGTAGATTATCTGTGAGTATATGCCTGCGATCAACCGTCCAGTCCTCACGGGTGCAAGCTCTTGAGCTGTTCGCACAACAAGCTGTCCAGTCTGATTCAAAGCGTCCTGCACATACTCCTGCATTGCATCGTCGAGCTCACGCATTTTCTCGGCAAAATCGTCTATTCCGCTGACTTCAACCCAGAACTTCACGCTCAACTAGCGAAAGCCTCTCTGCGATTCTTTCTTCGCCCTGTCAATTTCTTCCTGAGTCTGCCGATCAACCTCTCCAAGAATGACCAGAAGCTCCTGAATCTTCTTGGCTGGCTGCCGATCTAACTCGTCGATTGTCCATCCGAACTCTTTGCACAAGCGAAAGTCTGTAAGGGCTGGATGCGGTCGCCCGCGTCTCATCGCCCTCAGCAGTTTTTTCTTTCTTCAGCCGAAAGGTTGATGACACTGTTCACTTTTTTTTCAAGCAGCTCGGCAAGTTCAGGCGGAACACAAGTGCTAATGTCACGACTTAGAAGCTTCTCAAGAGTAACGGGCCTGCTGTCCGGCTGCTTCAAGCTGGCCAATACAAACTCCGCCTGGATTGCCGTATGGTTTATGTTTAGAACCTGACCGGTTTGATGATTGTACTGCGTGTACTTCTCGATAATCTCTTTGCGCAGCGCCCAGGGAATTTGCCTCGCAACATAGTGGCCCTTGTACTCTGGACCATAGTATTCGTCGATGTCAAGCTCTTCTTGCTTTGGCATGATTTATCATCTCCATGGTTGCCACTCGATTTTCAATCGCCGTGTTCACGTCTTCCAGGATGATTACTTGCATCCATTTCGGAAACTTCAAGATGCGACCGCCAAGCTTCTCCCACATTCGGATCCACTTTTTGCGCAACTCTGCTTCGCGGCCAAAATCCTCCAGAATCTTAACCTCTACCATCCGAACCCCCACAAACGTTACTAACTTATCCAGAGATCTCGAGCCAGAAACTTGGCTTTAACGCTTACGAGTTCATCAATCTTCGTGGGCGGGCTGAAGTCTTCCCACTTGCAGTACTTAAACAGGGCAGTGTTCGTGCTTCCAAGGCCGAAGAGAAGGCTGAACTCCGTGTCTGCGAGAAGATCCTGGAGTTCGCTGTCGCCTTCAAACTCCATCGTAAGTTCGCCGCTGAGCTTCCGATGACGCTCACGCAGATACTTCAGGAGTAAGCCGGAACCTCCGCTCTGAATCACAGGAACTGCTTTTAAGTTGTTTTCAATGTCGAATTTCCAGTCTGTTACGTCCGTGAGGGTAACGCCGCTTCCGCCGCTGGCCGCACCTTTCTGCACGTAACTGCTGTTGAAGGCAACCGCGCCTGCATAGTCGCCGTATGTCGCTCCACTTATCAGACTTGTAGCTCTGGTCACGTTCTGACCGATCAGCTCCACAGTCGATTTGACTACATCTTCGATGTGGCACTCAACGCTCACTTTGTCAATTTTGCAGCCGGTATGAAGAAAGCTCAGGATGTTTGAAGGGCTCGACCACAGGCCTTTGTAATACAGCACTTGCACGCTGAGACTGCTCAGAGTTTGTACGTGTTGAATCAGGCTTATCGGCGATTGCCCGCTGAGGGCGTTTGGAATTTTCAAGCTAACCTTTCGCATACCAGCACTTAGACTTTGAAGATCCCTGCTGCCAATCCCCATCACCTTTATTAGACCAGGATCTATCTTCGGCTCAACGCCTTCTGTGTTTACCCCAAGCATTGCAGGGCTTGCAGGCGTTGTACCATAGACTGTTTCAGCCACAAAATAGGTTCTGCATTCATGTGCACCGTAGGTTTCAACGCTCATCTTGTATCACCTTTAGAATATTCCTCCAATGTCCTCGAAGGACCAAGACTTCAGAACAAACTCCGTTCTGAAAATGAAAGGCTTAACATCAACCTTATCCCTGTCACGAAAGGACACGACGTCCAGGTATGTGATACCGTTGACGGTAACTGTGCAACTCACATAATCGCAGTAGAGCACTGCGGGAGTGGACCCGTTACTAGAGTTTGTCGTCCTCGCCAACAGCCACACGTACCCATTAGAGTCAATGTAATTCATCAAGTTTGAAGTCAACGTTATAGTAACAGTCTCATTAACGCCAGCAGAACCGCTTGAGGCGTTTTGCCAGGCAGAAGCCACTGGATTCCAAACCTTAATCGTGCTCCCATTGCCTCCGGGAGCGGTTCCGTAACCCACAAAGCTCAAGACGATTTTGAGAACCGTCTGAGCCTTGCACGCAACTTTAAAGCGGAAAAGCATCAGAGGATATTGAAGGTTCACTGAGACGCTTCTACTATAATCTATGGAGTCGGCAGTCCATATTTTCTCGTAATCCGCACTCGAGATCTCGGCCCAAGCAGCGTTGCCTGGTGCAAACTCGCTTACACCTGCAGCTTGAGAAGCCTTGTGCGGATCCCCGGAGGGATATCCGAGTCCTGCAAAGTCATAAACGGTCTGATTGGGAATTTTCATGTTCTGCCGCACGACACGGTTTATCTCTTCCACAATCTTCTGCCGCATGCTTCTGCCCGTGTCTGAGCTGCCGACCTTGTCTGTGGCCCACACGTTGACGGCAAGCCTGCCCCGTCGTTGACGTATCTTGCCGCTCAATTCGATTTTGTGATCCTCGCTCTGGCTCAGGCCCACGGTTACTTGGCCATCATAATTCTTGAAGAGTTCACGGTCATACCATTGCTGGCTCACGTACACACCTGCAATGGAATCATCATCCTTGACCACCCGCATGTTCTGACTGAGAAGACGAATCGTCGTCGTTATTGGATCTTCAAGGCTGCTCATTGACTTATCAACTTCCTGCAGACACTCTTGAAATACTGAGGATCTCCGTTCAAATCGAAGACCTGAACCGTCAAGAGCTCGTAGTCTATGCCTCGGCGACGGATCTTGTCATGAACGCGCACCGGCAAGAAACTGTGAACCGTGATGTGGTCTTCCGTGATATAGCCTGGCTCAATAACGATTTCGCCAGCAGCCCCCATGGTGACGAGGCCCTTGAGGCTTAAGCCTTCGCCCCAAGTAACTTGATCAGCAGCTTCTTGAACTGAATAGAGAATCAGGTTCTCACCGCTGAGATCCAAGGCGCGAGTCATGTCCGTGACGGGATCCTGACAGTTGAGGAAGAGCTCCGCAAGCCACGTGACGTTTGCCATGGCCTTCTGCGGTGTGATCGGGCCATAATCCGTGAAAACTGGACCCCAAAACAGAAATTCGTCCTGATACTTGCTGATTACTTGCATGCTCAGAGCAAGGCTTGGCTTGTCATGTGCACACCTGATTTTCCAGAGAATACCGCTTGTTACAGCGTCGTAATAGGCGCATGCTGGGAACTTTCCGACCACATCAATGTACCCAGGCCAGCAGATTGCAGGGTTATACGCTGGATACTGTGCTGAGGGCCTAATGCTCTCCAGGAAACTGTAAACCTGCTGACATGTCGAGCTCCAGCCCTCAAAGATGTAAAGACCTAGCAGAGCGAAGCTCATCGGATCATCGTAAACCTGCGTTTCTCCAAGGCCGACTCGATGCCAAGCTCCGTCTCCCGTGGGCTTAGGGTCAAACCATAGGTAAAGATTCTCAAGTCCGCTGCGCAAGAACTCCGCAAGATCACTCATCATTGCGTTGTACATGCTAGCATTCCCTGAATCGTAGGTTTGTGCTAGCATCTGCAAGCCGATTAGGCAGTACAGGTTTTCAACGTCGATCTGTTCGCTCCAGTCATCATCGATGGTGACGTACCTTGCGAATCCGCCGTAATACCTGTCGTGTACGCCAAAAAAGACCGGCAAAGCCTGCATGTTACCGAGGAAAGTGTGCGCCGCAAGGACCGCGGCTGCAAGATAGCATCTTGTGCCGATTAAGCTATAGGCCTCCAAGAGCTCAGGGATACATCTTCCTGCGTCGATGCTCCAGTATTCTTGGCTGTTTTCGCTGTTCTGGAATCCGCCGTAAGCGTTCTTCGCGCCATTCATGCACTGCTGTGTGAGAATGAAGTCTGCAAGACTTTTGATCTTGGACAAGATGTCCGCTTGATTCGCCGCGAACTGAGTGCTTGAATAAGCCTGATAAAGAAAGTCGATTGCGAAGGCCGCTGGGAAAACACCTCGTCCATAAGCAGGGTCAGGGCCTTCAACCCTACCGTTCCTGGCGACATAGTACGTATTTGCAAGGTTGTTCTGCATCGTCACAACGTTACCGTTTACAGAAGAGACGATGTTCCACTCGCTGTGGACATCATCGCTAATCTGGGCTGGATATCCAGCTTCAAACTTCGTGCCATCCGCAACCGTTACGTTCTTCTGTCCTGACGCCGCGTCTGCCGTCAGCAAGGTTGGAATCACGTAAAAGTACGGCGCATAATGCATAACGAAATCATAGTAGCTCTGAGGAACTCTACCCATGTTCTCACTTTCAACAATTCGCGCCCGCTAAATCGAGGATAGCTTGTCCGTCAATGTCTTTGCAAAGGTGCGGGCTATCGCGTTGAGAGCGTCCTGGAATCCTCTTGTGTAGCCTGACGAGTAAAGCCATGAGCATAAGGCCATGATGAAGATTGAGGCAATCTTCGCACGCGTATTTGTTCATAGAACAGTTTTCCAGAAAGTCTATATCAGCAGAGACTGTAACAAATAGTGTGTTCTAGAGGAGAAAGGGAGGTGATATGATGAAGATTAGAAAGAACATAGTTATCGCCATAATGATTACCTTCTGCTTCACCGCTACAATGTTCATGGCAATACCCATAAGAAGCGGCACCAGCGGCACGAAACCGCCCTATGATCCTTGGCTTGACACGGATGACAACGGGGCGATAAACATGGGAGACATCGTGAGCGTGCTCGACGCGTTCGGCTCAACAGGCACACCCTTAGAAAAAGCATCCATTCTCTTCGACAGCGGATGGCTAAACATCACAGATAAATGCGGGCAGAACGTTACCGTGACGCACAACCTGAACAGCACAGACCTAATCGTGGACATACAGGGAAAGACCACTCTAAACAGCGGACCACACCAACGAAACTACGGCTTAACAGGATACATGCAAGGATGGACCAAAACCTACGGAGGAACAAACGATGATGAGGCGGATGCTCTGGTGCAGACGAATGACGGCGGATACGCACTAGCAGGCTACACAAAGTCTTCCGGCGCTGGCTACTATGATTTTTGGCTGGTAAAAACCGACGCAGCTGGCAACGCACAGTGGAACAAGACCTACGGAGGAACAGGCGGAGATGCGGCTTATGCTCTGGTGCAGACGAATGACGGCGGATACGCACTAGCAGGCGTATCATGGTCTTTCAGCGGTGACGAGCACGATGATTTTTGGCTGGTAAAAACTGATGCAAGCGGAAACGAACAATGGAACAAGACCTACGGAGGAACAAACGATGATGTTGCATTTGCTTTGGTGCAGACGGTTGACGGAGGATACGCACTAGCAGGAGGCACAGCGCCTTCTTTCGGCGCTGGCAGCTGGGATTTTTGGCTGGTAAAAACTGATGCAAGCGGAAACGAACAATGGAACAAGACCTACGGAGGAACAAACGATGATGTTGCATTTGCTTTGGTGCAGACGGTTGACGGAGGATACGCACTAGCAGGCTACACATGGTCTTTCAGCGCAGGCAACGATGATTTTTGGCTGGTAAAAACTGATGCAAGCGGAAACGAACAATGGAACAAGACCCACGGAGGAACAAGCAGGGAAAGGGCTCATGCTTTGATTCAGACTAGTGATGGGGGATACGCACTAGCAGGCTCCACCCA